CTTCGAGAAATTTTCCGAATCATAGTTTGACAAATCACGGTCAAACGATCAACATATGATTGAAATTAATAAAATTTGATTATAGATATATACGCCTAAAATTACTCTATCTGAAGCATTATGAATTTAGGGGACCGTCGCCTTAATCGTCAGCACCATTTTGCGGTGGGGCTGGCCAACTAAATGGCGTCATAGTGGGTGGTCCTCGAAGGAAGCCAAAATTAAATCCTTCACCAGCTGCATGCAGCACGGTGAAATCATAATTAGGCTTCACGTAGAGGAAATTTGATGAGTCGAGAACTGTATCTGAAGCATTTTCTATTGTGCTTTTGAATGGTAAGTTCGAATAGTATGGAACTTCGACAGAACACAAATAGTTGTTGACAAGACGATAAAGGTAACTGTAACCATTATTGCGCCAGTGTAGGTTGAATGGGGTCTCATTGGATGATGCATAACTATGACCATAGGTTGAAGCCTGTGTGAGTGATGCTGCAGAAGCAAAAGCACACTGACTACCAAGGTTTAGATTAGCATCCAAATCAGGCCGAATCATAACAACTTTATTACCGTGCCAATAAAGGTACAGTGAGGCAATGTTATCGAGGTAGCCATAGATCTGCTGCTGGTCGAATTGAAAATAGCGGGGATCATACTTATAAGCAGAACCTTCAACGTACGATTGGCGGACAATAGGAGTTAACCGCTTAGTAAGTACTCTGAGGTCTGTTATAGATTCACCACTGCATATTAACTCATGAGGTGAAGGCACCGTCATGCTTACGCCAACTTTAGATTGTATGACTTCCTCACTAACAGTTTCTCGCTTTTCCGTCTCGGTACAACTAGTATTGAGTTCAAAAATTTTTGGTACTTTTATCCTAGAAGATTGTGATGTTTGTGTTTTTCCTAGAAATGAAGAAACGCGATGGGCATAAGATGTCATGTTGGGTTTATGTTTATTAGAAACCAGTGCATTATCCACGGAAACATTGCATGCAGTGTACTCAGTAGTAGATGGGTTCATAAATTTTGCATTGTGGGCCGAAAGATAAACATTACATTCTATGGTGGGTGATACAGTAGATGATGCGACGAGCTCGTTGACAACAGATACGTAAACCATTCCTACAGACCATCTAGATGATGTTTCAGGTGGTCCGAGGTCTGCACCAACTGTTGACAAACGAGTAACTTTCATGGGGGTATTAGAAGGGAACGGAACAGTAAATTCAAACTCTTCATGATCTCGTAAATCAAAAACTTTAGAATACATTTGGTTATAATCAATTGTATCCAATACCTGAATATATCCACCAGGTACAAAGGTAACTCGGACACGACCAGAATGATATTTCGTTTTGGCAAACGAAAATATATATTTAAGGTCAGCTTTCCAAGCAGAAAATTGGCTTGCAACAAAGCCGGCAAACGTCGGGTGATAAACAGGAATAGTAACTTGATAAGTACTAGAACTGCATTCACCAGGGTGACAATTCCACCAGCCGATGCGTGATTCTGCGGTGTCCGTTGTTGACATTGTAAATTGGTACATAAGTCCAGGTTTTGAACACACATAGGGTATATCCATTTCATTTGCCGATGTGGCAAAATGTTTAGCAACTACAACCTGATTATCGGGTGTACAAGCTAACTTTGGTCCGGGTTCAGAACCAACACCACATGTGTATGTGGGATGTGGCATTTGCAACATTCTGTCCTGGGTATCGGCATAATTTGGTTTAGAGAAACCAAATTGAGAAGCTACATTAGATGCGGCTCTTGCGACCCATGATACAGCAGCAGCCTCGGGTAACAGAGGTGTTACACCGTCAGCTATTGTTGCAACTGTGTTGGCAATGTTCGAAACAAGGCCCGTGTTCTGCTTTTCTTCATCAGCAACTGTGCCAGCTAGCAGAGAACTTACTCTTTTGTGTTTACGAATAAACTCTTCGTATACACGTATGCGTTGGTCCACGTCCAATAGAGGATGTGGTATAGCACTTGGTACGGAGTAGGAAACATCTGAAAAACTAGCAAAAACTGATACTGAACAAGATGTATTTGTTGTAGAGTCTCTGAGAGCATTTAGCACCCATAGATTCAACTGCATATAATCTGTTCCTGGTAAAACACCTGCGGCCATGTTTTCGGCGGAAAATGGATTTACCCAAGGTATTCGTATTTGACCTGGTTTATTAGACGATGCATCTATTCGAATTGATGGAGACATGGATTGAGAATAAATATTACCATACATATTTGGTTTACTATTTAAGTATGGTTGTGCAACAGCTTGCAATTTTCCTAATTGAAAAGGTTGTGAGTTGATTTTGATTTCAATATCAACAGACGCCCTAAAGAAGAGAAAAGATGATAACTTTTCTAAAATTTGTGGTGAAGCTGTGAATAAATTTTTCGGAAATTCAAAGGTCCGTAAGATTGTGGCCTTGGGATCTGTTGTACTCCATTTAAACGTTTCGATTAGAATTTTTCGTTGGAGAATTTGTTTAATAGTATGTTCGTAATCCTGAAAGGAAGCGCAAGTATCAGCATCCATTAGGGGTGCTTCTAAATCTCGCTTTCCTACAACAGGAGCATTATCGTCATGAAATTGGATAACTTCATGTCGATGAACCATTGGTACCTCAGGGTCGACGACTTCCACAGATGCGGAATTGTCATTTATAGAGGTACTCAAAGTCGGTGTACTCGCCAGTTCGGTTAACGTCGGATTCTGTTCTATTTCATTTTCTTGATTCGTGGCAGGTAAAGTTTTCCCCTTATCCACAATTTACCCAAATTGCAGGGGGTTGGGAGGATGGCGACCCTAATTTATTAAACGCCGGTTTGCCATCATGTAACATAAAAATGTCTGCGTTGGTAACTGATGTTACCACTTTGGTCAGGACGGAGAACTTTACTCCCGTTTCGCATCTGCATCTAAGCCAAAGTTTTTCTTCTTGCTTTTGCGAACGGGTACTTCCAGAGTCTCACACATTGCAACATACGTCTGAGCTGGTACCTGTTTCTTGAAACACATAGCTAAACGATACTTTTCTAGTCTTTCTTTGTAGCTATTATACTGGTCTGGACCTGACAGTACACACTCCATTAACACATTTTCATGGTTCTCTAACTCCTTTGTGCGGTTATATGGTGCTCTCACATAATACAACTGCTTCGTTAGTGAGCTTTCTATTAATGGCATGTAGTACATATCATTCTCGTACTCGATATGACGTTTCAAGTAGGTACATTCTTCCATACGCCGATGTTGGCGGATCTCATCCGTCTTTTCTTCATCTGTGTATACCATGTTCGCCTCCAACAAGCCGCATGTCAAAGTTTCAGGCGTAACCATCTCACGATATTCGTCGGAAACAGATATCATATTATCATCACCATACGCGTTTATCCGGAACTCCGCGTTCAACTTATGCATAGGAACTTTCATGACAAGCATAGCATAACGAATTATGATATTATTGTACATGGTATTCAACAAAGTTGTAAGCGGATCTCCAGAAGGTAGCGAATGGTCCATCTGGTATATGTATCCATCTCGATAATGATGAGCATAGGCTATCTCTTGGAACATACCTTCACGCACATGACTATATTCGTCACCGTAGAACCTTTGTATAAGCTCTTTACATTTGAACAACACTTGGGGACTAAGCGAACCATCATAGTTAGAAAAATCTCCTGCTATGAAATTGTTGCCCACTTCCTTCATGTGTTTTACGAACATAGTTGTTTCATGCACATCGTGACAGTCCATACCTACACTACTTCCATTGAAAATTCGGTTATGCATATTATTGGCTATCACACCCATAAAATACATGCGCCGAGCTATCACGGAAGTCATATTTGCTGCCGCAAAATATCGTGTCTTGCCCGCATCCACTCTGGCATTATCACGCAACTCATCTTTCAGAGTCGCCACAAAAACATTTTGATGTGTCTGGATGGTCTTTAGGTAATCCTGAACGTCGACTATAACCTCTTCGCAAGGACTCCAATTACCATCTTTATCTTTTAGAAATGGGGTCTTACCTTTAGTAGGGTATTTTAGCATCCACGGATAACCGGCTGATGTAGCCGCATTCATAGACTGTAGATAGTCATCACCATCTACACCTGCAACCGCCGTTTGAATATCGAAAACTTTACGATACTTTACTTGCGGGTTAGCTAAAAATAACTCTGCATAAGATTCTACTGCCATATCCAAAGTGTCTTCATCAAGATGTTTTACTTCTTTCGAGAACTTCAAAAGCGCTTTACTAAACGGATCAACACGCTCAAACTCTAACTCTCCATCAACAATTTTCTCATCGTAATACGGTACGAGCTTCGCAGGTTTTACCCCACACTTGCCAAATGTATCCTCTATACATTTAAAATTGTCTCTTGGTATAGGCACAAGAGCTGTGCGTGTTTGATGATGTGTAAATGTCGACAGATGACCTTCATTTATCACATTATCTATACCTGTGTAGATGGGTGTCCAACAGTAATCCATCTTTTTCTTACCAATTATATCGGAAGAGCGCAATTCTGACACATCTTTTATCACAGAATACTTTGTTTCTATCATACCGAGCTGTGGTTGCACATCAACGCGAACATTGACATCGCCAACAGGTTCTAGACCCATAAGATTTGCAACAGCCATTTCACACATTCCTTCTGTTATCAGGGAAACAGTGGATGAAATGTTACTATAGCCTGCAGACATTATACCACATATACGTCTATGACTCGAGTCTATATTGACTAAGGGTGCACCACAATCTCCATTGATGGCTGCAAAATCTGTCGTATAGCCACGAGTAATTTCCGTTGCTGTGGATAAATCATGATTATATACACACATCTCGGGTTCTTTCATGGGACTTGCTTTACACGTATGCAGCAAGGCTGTAGGTTTTGTTAAAGACCTCCAGACCAGCAGCACAGCATTAAACTCGTCTTTATTCGTATAGTCTTCTTCTGTGATAAAATGCCTCACAATATTAGAGTGCAATCTAATCGTTTTCGGAAAACGAATAAACAACACATCTTGCGTATCCACACGATAACTCTGCAACGCACAAGCTGGTATAACAATCTGTGACTGATTAGCAAAACTGGTTATTTTCACACTCTTTGCTTGATCTATGCTGATGTGAGCGTTCGTAGCCATGATTTGACCGCAAATGAACAGTCCGGAAACTGTACAAGATGGGCGATTTTCGTAGGAGACTTCGACTTCATAGAAATTCTTCGAGACTTTATCGACGCATAATTTTCTTGACTCATTTATCAAGTTAATATGACGGCGATGGGCCTCTTCGAAGAAGTCTATCATATGTTCGTCTGCCTCCTCTTGATCTGCCATAGCACTCAGCTCCTCATCATCATACTCACCGGAGCTACCAAGTAGGTATCTGATACGATTATTGGCTTTCTTCTTTTTCTTCTGCTTCTTTTTCTGTTTTTCATCTTCGCGTGACATAAAATCAACAAAACGAACTGTACTTTCTTCCTTGTCTGGCGCTCTAATTGTAGAGGCATAATAGGAACGTAGCGCTTTGAATATACCACATACAACAAATGATGCTGTTGCACATTGTAGAAACAAATACGCATAGTCTTTCTTGGTCCAGTTCGCTGAATCTTTTACGACAGCCATGATCTTACAGAAATCGGGGGGACGTGTGAGTGTGCAATGGTTAACACACGCAAAGTATTCGGGAAAAATTAGTGGAACCTCCTGTTCTGCACTTGTCGATTGTACTTGTTCACTTGACGAACATGTCAGATCTTTTAGTTCTATGCCATGTTTTATGTCGTACTCTCCATCTTGATCGACGGAAAAACTTTTAACATGGACATCCATAGAAATCAATTGATGTACAACCGACATATCATATACAGGAAACATTTTTCTACCACACTCGCAATGACGCAAACTTGGTATTTCTGTCACGGGTCTAAACCATCTATAAGCAGCCATAGCAGCCGTTGTAGCAGCAGCTATACACGGCGCCATTAAACCTTTTGCATCGGAATGCAAGGGATTCAACGGGTCGTGCGTCTTCTTACCATGATTCTTTGGTCTCGACACATAATTCTGCGAGAAAGCGTGGTATTTCTGTTGGTTCTTTTGTTTTCGAGCTAGTGCTTCAGCCTGAGCAGCCAATTTCTTGGCTTCAATAGTTTTACGTATCGATTCCATTGTTTCCACTTCTATACGTGGAAGTCGCTTTATTCCTTGCTCGGACACTTTCTGAGCGAGAACCTCTTTCCCGATATCAATACCTGCCGACGCTGCACCCTTCAGCGCATCTGACTGTTGTCCCTCTTTCCACTCATTTAAAGCGATAAGATCAACAGCCAACTGCGTCAAATTCATAGGTTCACTATCATACTGCATCTTGTGTTGGCATGTATTGAAATCAAAAGATCGAAATTCCCATCTATCTGGATTGAATGTCTTCTCATCCGAATGTGTGAGTTTTACCTCATATGCTGCGTCCATACGTCGTCTGAATGCTTCAGGATGATTGATTGACACAGGTTGCAAAGAAGCCGCATTTGTAGTGATAATTATGAGTTTTGAAGTCATAAATACCTTACCTTTCTTCTCACAGGCGGCCATTTCTAATGGGTATGGGGCACAATTACCAATATTGATAACGGTCTCATACTCAGAAACTTCTTTGTTCTCTGTGTCTTTCAACTGTCCAAAATCATCCAACACAACTATACTCTGATTGGAATAATTATCCCAGAATTTTTCCGAAAAGTTTTTACGATACACAGAATGCTTAATACCGTACACGGTAGAAAACAGATTTACTATCGTATCAACCAGAGTAGACTTGCCTGTTTCTGTTTGACCAGCCAGAACAATGATCAACGGAGCTTTACGACTATTACCTTCAACAATCCCGAATTGACTAGATAAAGAAACCCAACGACTCACATCAGCGGATCTCGAACGAAACAATTCTTGCACGGCTCTATCTGCTTTGACTTTAACCAAGTTAGCACGAACTAACTCAATATCCGATCTTAGTTTCAAGATACGTGCACAGAATTCTGTACTTTGCATACAATTAGCAACAATGTCCAGTTCATTTATCTCTTCAAACTCGTTATTCACGCGTGTAACTTCCGGCTCCATTGTCTCCATAGACACAACTCTAAAGGGCCTACCCCAGAAGTGCATGCTTATAGCATCGATTGTGGACATAACGTATTCACCCAAAACTGACCAAATAACTTTCGTATCTTTGATCAGAAATGCAGAATTGTGAAGTGTATTACGTATTGACACAAACGCACTCTTAGTGAAGCTACCCGAAAGGGCAGCTGCACCAAAAATGGTGGCAAAAATCGATTCTATAGCATTCACGACTAGTGACCCGCGTGCTTCCAGAGATCCGTCATCCGCTTTAAAAATATTTTGTTTCATAGCAGATAAAGAATCTCTAACGAAATTGTAAACAATTTCGAAAGCATCTGCACCGACCTCGAATGAAGCCAACAAATTCACGATCGACGCCAACACATTATCGTAATTCCGACGATAAAGGCTAGTTAAAATAACATACATGTTCGTTAGAGCAAGTATAATATTTCGCGTAACCTTCACGGCAAAATCACGCATCAGTGGCTGGAGCTGATCGCGAATATAGTCGATTACACTCTTGGACACACCTTCGAGAGACGAAAAATTGAGATCTATAGGTAAACCACACAACTCATCTGGTATACCAAAGAAATCATCACAACCGCTCGCTCCCATTAACTCATGCATGACTGGTGGTATAAACCTGACATTCATGTGAGAAAATGGACGATACACAGCATTCCAATTCTCCGGGGTACAACATTCATCGTCTCCGTAGTCTTCAGGATACATAACATCGGGGCGCGCTATATACCCTTGGGGTGGGGGTACTACCATCGCCTTATGGTAGCCACAACACTGCACATCAACATTCTTCTGCACAGCTCGTTTCAAGTCACGATAATAATCGTTCTGACACATGAAGTGAACATTTGGGTTAGCAATGACACTCTGCGTGAAATAAAGATGATCAGCGGTACTTACACATCCACACGGGCGGGGGGCCAAGGCAAACATGCCTTGTATACTCTCACCAATTTCTTGCGACAGCCTGAATGAACTACTGTTCCAAATACGACTCAACTCAAGAAGATTATCTTTATCCCTGCGACTATAAATATAGAAAGATTTATGATGGTGCACTGGACTATAATTCCAATACACAATCACGTCGCGAGGATCAACATGATCATCCTTCGAAAAATCGTGTTTCACGAACGTTCCTCTCCGAGGCACAGTAGTTAGCTCCATCTGAGCTAACTCCAAAGGCAATGGTATCGCACAATTCATGACCAGCTCACCTGAGGACGTATAGGTGAACAACTTGTCCGTTCGTAATTTGACTGGTAATGACATGTGACAACATTCCTGCTTGACAGTGACATCTCTTCGATTGGCTCGACGATTGTGGTAAAAAGCAGAATCACACAGAGCAAAGTCGCCCCACGTTCTTCTAACTCTATTCCACACTTTCTGATCAGTAAACTGATCTAGGGGGTTTTGGTTTGGGTTTGAATGTTTGGAAAACATCTTCGTTTGCTGCACACTTAGTATTCAACGGAAATACAAACAGGTTAGTCAGATATCGACAATACACGACAACGCGGTTATTCTATTGTTTAATCTCACTGTTTGATTTACACTACGTACGAATATAGCTAAGGTTACTCTACAGCTGTTCGACAATACTTTGGGATTTATGCAAATC